TCTTACGGATAGATACAAACTTGTGCCCGGGAGGAGCAGTCTCTTCTACTATGATCACTTCACCCACTTTCATGTTGTGTGCCTTCTTGTTCACGACCTTCTTAACGAGTTTGCCTGCGGATGTGTAGCTTACTTCTACCTTGTCCTTGGACAGAACCTTTGTAACCTTACCATCCTTTAGCACATTCTTTGCAACGGGCTTGGGGGCAGGCTTTGGTGTGGGAGTAGGTGTCGCATCAGTGTCCTTTGAAATCAGGATAATCTTGTATGGAGCCTTATCGGAAACAACAATGTCTATCTTATCGTTTACCTTAAGACCATGTGCATTCTTGGTAACCGTTGGTGTCATCTTCTTGCCACCAGGGTTTTTATATTCTATTGCCACGCTGTTTGCATTAACCACCTTTGTAACCTTGCCCTTGAGAGTCAAATGAGTACCAGTATCACGTGCCTTAATGGATACCAGTGCAAAGGGGGAAGTTGGTTTCAGAGTGACATCAACCAGTTGATCCATTTTCAATCCGTGCTTAGCCTTTGTGACCGTGGGTGTTACAACTGCACCGCCTGGTTTGGTGTAGCGCACCTGAACCTTGTTGGCATCAACAACCTTAATAACAGTGCCGAGTACAATCCTGTTAGCACCTGCTGCCCTCTTGGCAATTGATTTGAACAAATAAGGAGCGTCATAGGCAAGAGTAACATCTACCTGGTCACCAACTTTCATGCCATGCGCTTTCTTGTTAACTACGGGGGATGCTTTGAGACCCCCTGGCTTGCTATAGCTCACTTGAACCTTGTTGGGGCCCACGACCTTGATGACACTGCCGGTAACAACCCGTGTCTTAGTAGATGGCATCGGCCCAACACCACGCTTGGTCACATTCTTCACTGCCCAAGTATCTGTGGCAACTGTGACATTCACCAGCTCTCCTGCCTTGAACGCGTGTTTATTCTTGGTGACCTTGGTCGTAATCGATTTGCCCGCCTTATTGTTATAAGTGACCATGAAGACATTTGCATCAGTCACGCTTGCGATTTTACCAGGGATGGTCTTAGTTCCGGCGGGAGCCTTGGGGCACTCTAGCTTGGGGCAAGACCCAGAGGTTGCACCCAGTACTTTGTTCAACAGGTTCTGAACATATTCCAGAGAGCCAAACACAAAGTCCTGAGTCACACAGTACTTACCTCCGGGGGCATAAATTCCGTTAGGGTTGCCACCGCGCTTTCCCACAGTGAGGGTAGAGGCAACTGCAACAGAAGCAGAGCCACGGGTAATGTTGGTGTCAAACGCGTTGGGGAATGTAGAAGCAAAATTCTTGGGCTTGGGGAAATTGACAACACGGACACCCATTGCGGTCTTATGGTTGGTGGTAGTGAAAATGTAAGCGAGAACATCGCTACCAAGTTTCAGACTTGCTTCGGTGGGGACAGACCACGCATTAGTAGATTTCTTATAGACATAAATCTTCTTAAACTCGGGCTTCAGCGAAAAGATGGGAGTGTTGAAACGACCGCTAACGAATGGGTTGGCAACCTCAATGGTTGTCTGATACCGGACGACACGGTTCTCTGCAATGCTCACTCTTTTTTCAATGTTGGTGGTAGACAGAGTTCCTTCTGCTGACACACGCTTACCGTCCACTATGGTCCCGGGGGGCATGGCATAACTTGCTTGTACAAGCGTGTATGCTGAATTTGTAGATGCAGCCACCTTCACCACCTTGGAAGTCGTCTTCGCGGGGTTCCGCGACCCTGCTTCGTCCACGCGAGCCATCTTGTCACTCGCTCCCTTGGGCACGTTAAGAGCGGCCGTGCTAAACATGGTTCCCTTAGGGGTGTTTAGAATCTCTGTACCATTGTACTTGATGCTGTAGACTGCCTGAGCCACACGGGGCAAAAGAGTAATTACAACCCCATTACTCCGAATGGTAGTCGTATCATTGTCCTTGAGGGGAAGGCTTCCCTGAGAGGGGCAGGAGTTCACATCGTATTTCTCTATCTTGGATTCGGGGATCATGGGAGCAAAGCCATCGCCTTTATCGGTGTCGCCATAATCTTTTTCGTACCCATCTCCCCAGCTCACCTCGGTATAGGGTATACATTGATCGGGAATCTTAGGAGGGGGCTTTGGTGTGTACAGAAGAGTTGGACATTTCTGAGCAAGCTCAGCCTCTGTGAAACACCTCTTAACATTAGGATCGCCACCAGCAGAAGCGCTAGGGGCAAGACGAAGCTCAGCGTCATCAAAAGGGGTATACTCATCCTCCTCGAACACATCGCGAATGGTCCCGTTCATTGGGAAGGGACCTCCAACTGATCTTGCTGTTTCTTCACTAGACATTTTCTATTACAATATATAATATATTTTTAAATGATGATTAACATTCAATCTTACATTTGCAACGATATGAGTTTATATTGTCATGCATAATAAAATCTTTGATTAAGTTAAATGAAGACGCATCTTGTAATTACCCTGGCAATTCTTGTTATCATTGCTCTTTTTGCAGTGTTCTTTATGTTGCGTCGTGAAAAATTTTCAGACTACCCAGGCAACAATGACTTTATGAAAATATACTATGACCAGGTGGCAGAGGATCCCAAGTTCGTCAAAAAATTTCCCTACTGGGGGACGGGAGTAAAGGCAGGGTTGAGGTGTCGCAAGCCCAACAATGTGGAATGTGGCACAATTTGGCTCAGTGGACATTTGGTTGAAATCACACCTGAAGTTCGGAAAAATCTTGAATGCAAATACGGTTTGCCATTCAACAAAATTCTTACAAACATTGTTTGAATTACTTTCTTGGTATATATACCCAGTTCCCAGGGCGTACTATGTTCCCACAGAAGAGTCTGCGATATCTGTTTGACCGAAGAAATCTATGGAGAGAACAGTAAGGCATGAGACTGGTATGAAATTTTTCATAAAATTCTTCATACGTCATGCTCTGATGAACCTTAACAGCATTTTTCTGACGGAAACACATGATATACTCACACGCATCATTTTATTAAATTAGTTATGAGTTCGGGCTTCAAACCTATAACAACGATCGAAAACACTATCAACATGTGCGATGTGACTGCAAACTTCGCAGCTCTTGAGTCTGCCACAATATCTCCAAAACCTGTTGTTGTGTGTGTGGCGGCAGAAACATATATCGCATCCATCCATGAGACATTTTCTTTGGAACCATCACTGCGTTTGAAATTGTTTGCGAATCCACCTGGGAAAAATTTGTATAACGCGGCAAATAAAAGCAAGATGGCAAAGTGAACAAGGAGGATCGACATTTATACTATATACAATATATAAAATCTATCCAAAGCATTGATATACGCGCGCAATGAAGTCATTTGACCCCGGATAACATATCGACAAACCTGTGATTATAAAGAACTCGTATCTTGTAATAAAAGATATATGGAAGAGACGCTAGAGTATTATTTCGAAGATGAGTCGCATGTCATCTTCGAAAAATACACGATTGACACGCTCGGTATCATCAAGAACAAAAAGTCAGGAAAGACACCGAGTTATGGCAATGAAGAATACAATATGTGTGGTGTGTATGACGATGAAGGGGGTTATCGCAATATACGAGTAGCTCGTGCGGTAGCATCAACATTTATCGGAAAACCACCAACACCCAAACACACGGCCGACCACATAGAGAGCAAGCAAAAGAAGAACGACGCGTTGACGAACATCCGGTGGAATTGCAAAAAGGGACAGATCAATAACCGTATAATGCCAGATACTCAGAAATCAGCATTCATCGTCGTCAAGGATGGTGTCGAGAAGACCGTGAACGAGTGGGTCGAATGTATGAACGCCATGAAGTCGCCAAAAGAACGCAAGTTCACCAAGAGCATGATCAGTAGTTACGCTCAAAAGAAGCAACGCGGATTTGCATACAAGGAATATCCCGATCTTGATGGCGAGAGGTGGGAGGAGATCGAGGGATCCAAGAACAGAAAGGGTCGTTGGGAGATCTCGAACATGAATCGCGTGAAATATATTACGAATCACGCAGAAAATGTCCTGTGGGGCGATTGCTTGGGACGGATTAACGGGTATCCGATTGTCGGCATCAACGGGAAGCAGTGGTTGTGTCACATCCTGGCGTTTGCAACGTTTCATCCTGAGTTGTGGAAAGCGAAGGAGCCAGAAGATATGGTCCTCCACGAAGATGATGACAAGGAGGACTTTCGGCCTCACAAGCTCAGACTCGGCACCTCTTCTGAAAATCATAAGGACTCTCATGACAATGGCAAGTATGATGGCACGAAGAGCGCGCGGATGAAGTGCGCGTCATACATCGACAACGTACTAGAAAAAGATCATCTCAGCCTGACAGATGCCGCTGAGTATCTTAAAACTAAAGGATATCCAAAAGCATCTAAACAAGGTATTACTCAAGCACTCTCCGATAAATACAAAAGCAAATCAGCATATGGCCGCACGTGGCAGAAGTTGTGATTTAATTTAACGAAAAAAATGTTATTTTTTGATAGAAATGAAGATTCTTGCAGAAAAAAAGGGTCTGATTTACAAAATAAGATTTTTAAATGGCAAAGTGTACATCGGTCAGACAACAAGAAGTGTGTTCTCACGCGGTGCTGAGCATCTTCGACAATCATCAGGTTGTATTAAACTGAAAAATGCTTTCAACAAATACGGGCACGAAGAATGTACGATGGAAATCCTGAAGGACAACATACCGATCGAATATCTTGATTTCTTCGAGAACAAATATATCGATCAGTATGATTCCATCAAAAATGGGTATAATATAAAGTACAATCTTGAACCAAAAATACCAATAGAACAGGATTTGGAACCATACGTGCCTGTTACTCCCAAGGTAAACATTTTTGCACAATTTGCCAACAAAGAATACACTCAAAAAAAAAAGAAGATCGAGTGTCTGATTCCAAAAACTCCCAAGAAGAAGGAGGACAAGAGGCCCTGGTTGCGGATGCCATCAAAGTGAAGTTTGTCGATATTATTTTATATCGACAAAATATCAATTTTACTATTTTGCTATTGTATATGGAAATGCTTGAACACATCGTGAATTACTTCAAACAAACGTCAACGGTGACGCGCGAAGAGATGCTTTTTTTTATACTACGTTGATATATCGACAAAAATAACATCTTATACCCAGTTAACATCGTTCATTACAGATGAACATCCCCTGGAAAGTCCATCAAAATGCATTGCTGGCGGGAGGAATTGCTTGTGGTGTGGATGTTACACTTCAGTGGATGAAAAGTAAACGGGTTGATTTCAAACAAACCGCACGCATCGTATCATTTTCTGTTTTAAGCACATATCCACAAGCAAGCTACTTCAATGCCATCGATCGTATTTTTCACAAGAAGACCTTGCAGTCGGTCATCAACAAGACACTCACCAATCAATTTGTCTTTGCTCCGATAAATTTGTCTTGTGCTATCGCCTGGAACCTTACATTTCAACAGAAAACACATTTCATAAGCGATAAAATAAAGACATCAATGGTACCTTCGATGGTAGAAGGGATGGCGTACTGGATACCCATCAATATTTTTGCTTTTTCCATGGTACCTGCTTCGCACAGAATTGCTTTTTTCAAAATCTGTGGCATACCATACAAAATAATGTTCAATAACCGGGTGATAAAGTAAAACATATCGACAAATATTACATATAATAAAACTATTTTGTGATATGTAAATGACAATTTGCAAACACAATGAGTGTTCCAAATATGCAATGTACAATCTTGTACATCTCAAATCAATGTGGTGTAAAGTGCACAAGACGCCAGAGATGGTAGATGTGAAAAACAAGAAATGCATATGCGGCAAGCGACCAGTGTACAATTTCCCAGGAGAAAATAATGGGGTGTGTTGCAAACAGTGCAAGACCAATAAGATGATAGATGTTACAAGTAAGAAATGTCCATGTGGTAATCGACCAAGTTTCAATGTTTCGGGAGAAACAATTGGAATTTGCTGCAAGGAGTGTAAAACATCAGAGATGGTAGATGTCATCAACAAGAAATGTCCATGTGGTAAAAAACCAAGTTTCAATTTCCCTGGAGAAACCGCTGGTGTGTGTTGTAAGGAATGCAAGTTGGACAATATGATGGATGTCATTAATAAAAAATGCCAGTGTGGAAAGCAACCGAGTTATAATTTCCCTGGAGAAATCATTCGGATATGTTGCAAGGACTGCAAATCATCAGAGATGGTAGATGTGGCGAGCAAGAAATGCGCATGCGGAAAGCAACCAAAATTTAATCTTCCAGGGGAAATCATAGGGATTTGTTGCAAGGAGTGCAAGACACCAGAAATGACAGATGTTGTCCACAAGAGATGTTTAGGATATGATGGCGAGAAGTGTCCAGGTAGTTATCGACTTGCACAGGAGTGTCAGTATTGTCTGTCATGCGACCCAGATGACTCTCGACGGGACAAGTTCAAGAAGTATGAGAACGCGTTTTTCAGACACATCCAAGGAAAGATTGATGTCAAACGCAGGGAATTCATTGTGAGATATGATCAAAAAGAAACAACCAAGAAATTTGCGCGTCTGGATGGTATTGTGTTTGGAGATGGCATCATCGTGTGTCTGGAAGTTGATGAGAATGGTCACGATGAGTATATATGTGATGAGTCTCGAATGCACATGGTGACTGCCGAACTTCTTCAACAATACCCTGGTGTTGATGTGTGCTGGATCCGAGTGAACCCCACCACTGGGCACAAGAACCCTTGGGGTATCGCTGCCAAACGGGTTCGTACCGAGCGATTTGATGCTGTGATCAAAGCTATGAATGACGTTTTGAAGAATAAGACAACTGATGTAAAGTATATTGGTTTTGAATGATTATGTAAATAATTTAGCAAATATTCTTGCCTTTTCTATGGTACCTGCTTCGCACAGAATTGCTTTTTTCAAATTGGCCGGAATCCCGTATAAAGTAATGTTCAACATGCGTGTAAACAAATAACAAAAATTATCTGTAATTATGATATAACTACAACATGGCCACCCCCATCCCAGAAATCCCCGTGCCCGCCCCTGAGGTCCCAGAGCCCGCCCCTGAGGTCCCTGAGCCCCCCCCCGGGGTCCCAGAGCCCGCTCAGGAAGAAATCTTCCATGTTCCAATTGCAACCACCTTCCCATGTGCATGCTATTCTATACCCTCCTTGTGATTACGCATTTGGCAAAGTGTGGATACTGGGAAGCTACTATTGGGTTGTCATTTAGTGCATATCGTCACTTTAAAGATAATGGTACTTATTTTGCCAAAATCATATAAATGGGTTTCATTTATATTCTCACATCACCGACAGGAAAGAGTTACATCGGACAAACAATTCAAACAATACATAAGCGTTTCCAATCACATCAATATGCTAGTAGCAGGTGCTTTGCAATATGCAATGCTATCCAAAAGTATGGTTGGGAGAACTTTGAAAAAGATTGGTATGAGTGTCCGGACGAGGACCTAAACTTTGACGAGGAACTTTTGGTAGAAGAAATTGGTACATTAGCTCCCAATGGGTATAATCTCAGAGAGGGTGGAGGAAATACAGGAAAGCCAAGCCAGGAAACCAAGAAAAAAATCAGCAAATCATTGACCGGGAAGACGCTGAGTGATGAAACTAAGAAAAAAATGAGCAAAGCACGAACTGGTGAGAAGCATCCTATGTATGGGAAAATACATGCCAATAAAAGCAAGCAAAAAATGAGCGAATCAAAAACCGGTAAGAAGAATCACGCGTCAAAGAGAGTGTATCAGTATACTCTTGATGGTAAGTACATTAACTCTTTTGATTCAAGCGGGGAAGCGGCACGAGCTCTTGGAAAGTCCGATGGGTCTTTTATAAGCATGTGTGCCCGTGGCAAACGCAAGTCTGCAAATGGTTTCAAATGGTCTCATGAAAAGTTACCAACCATATAAACAACAAAGATGTTTGTGCACTGATTTACCATCGGGCACACATATGTTTGCAAAATAGTATGTAATTCAGGAATCACGCCAGACCTTATCCGGACAGATGGGCGACGGAATACCACAGGAGTACGATATACGCGAATGGACTGCATTACTATTAAGAACATTAATTTCAAAAAAAAAAAAAAAAAAAAAAAGGAAAATAAAAAAT